CTCCGACGAAAGCATCTCCAATAACTCTAGTATATTGTTCAAGTGTTCCTTCTTGTTCGCACATGAGATGCCAACGAGACATCTCTAGTACACCATCATAAGTTGCTCCGGTTAAGAAGTTTTTTTTCGTATCTTTTCGGATGCTTGTATACAGTCCAAATCTTGTTTTATAAATGCAAAATGCATTATCAATCCACTCTACATTATCGCTTTCAAGATCTGGTTTATAACTGTTTTTACTACTCATTAACTCTCCTCACTTTCAGTAGCAGTATCTTCTTCATTTTTTTTATTAAATCCGAATGGACCTTCTTTTTCATCAAGAGCAAATTTAAGTGCAAGTCCACCAACTGCTTCCATTACTTTCAAAACTTGTTCAGGTTTAGCATCTTCACCCAGTTCTTTGGCAACATACCAATACTTAGGCCAAAATGTTTCTCCTGCTTTTTGATAATCTTCAAGTGTCAGTAGTTTCATTTTTTAGTTCCTCCTCTATTTGTTCATCTAGATCATTAATTAAATTACGAATTTCAATAATTCGTGGTGGTACACATGTCTGATCATATGTGTAAATTTTTTGTTCTTGAAAAAGAACGTGTCTGATTGCAGCAGCAGTTTTTATATCAAGGTTGAGAGTAATCACAGATCTCCCTCCACACGATTTTCAGACTTATGAACATCAAACTCACCACCAGGATAACGTGCCTTGAGTTTTTCAACATTCATTTCAATTACCTCATCAAAGGTAGTATCTAATGCCATACATGCTTGTGCTAGATACCAACAGATGTCACCAAGTTCACGTTTCATATGGAAGATATTATCTTCATTGTAAGGTTTACCTTGAAGGAAGATTTTTTTCACTACTTCAGTAAACTCACCAGACTCTGCAGTCAAACCAAGAGCAGCAGTCAGCAACTGAGTAACATTACATTCATTAACTTCAAGTTCAGTCAAACGTGATGAAAGTGCAGGATAATCAAGACTAGGAGCACTAGTCACACCATGCACAAATTCAAGATACTTTTCAGTGTCAACAGTCATTAAAATTTAAACCCCTCAAATGATTTCTTTGGTTTTTCTTCTTCATAATTATACTCTTCTTCTTTTCCACTGTCAATGATATCGTCTTGTGCTGATTGCTCACAATCATACAGACGCATTTTGGCACGATCAATACCTACTACAAATCTCTTAAAGATAGTCGGATCATTATATCGGTTCTTCAATTGCTTCACCATAATTTGTCCAAGCCCTTCAAGGTCATCTGTAGAAATAAGGGCAAACATAAGATCAGCAGTAGCAGGGAGACCAAAGGACTCACTAGTGTCAGTGAGCTCAACATCACTGCTACCATAACCAGAACGAGTGGTCTGCGTGGCAGAAACGATAGGGACGTTTGCTTCAACAGCCAACCCTCGTAACTCTTCTGCAATTGCTTTAATATAAGAATATGAATTGACAGTGCTGTTTCCGCGATACCTAGAGGAAGCACATATATTAAGGTAATCAATGAAAATAATATCAGGTCTAAATGATTTCTTAAGTGCAAGTTCATTAAGAAGTGACTTAAAGTGTCCACTATGTGCGGATGCTGTAGGGTACTCTTTAATTATAAGAGTGCCCTGTGTTTTTTGTGCAAGGTTTGTTACCTTACTCTCAAACATTACTTTTGGAAGTTCACCAATCTCTTGAATGGGGACATTGAGGAGGTTGGCATCAATTCGCTCAGCAATTTTCTCTTCTGCCATCTCCATTGTAATATAGAGAACGTTTCTCCCTTGGAGCAACACGGAGCTAGCAACATGGCACATGAATAGAGACTTGCCGACACCTGTACCAGCAAGCGCGATGTTAAG